CTCACGCTTGTTTTTGTTGTGTGCCTTCACAGCCTTCTCAACCGCTTCCCATGTTGGAAGTTGTGGAGCGTATCCCGCGCCTAGTTTGTAAGCGTTTGAGGCCTTTGAGAGTTGTGAGCCTAAGTCTAACGCTTTGAACGCATCGAACTTTGAGCGTAGGTCAATCCATGTCTGTAACCCTTCAACGTGGGAAATCTTTACCACGCTTGAACTTAGTTTGGTGTCTTTGATAACCGCTTGAATGTCGCGGATTGAGAGTTGAGATACCTGCATCTCCTTCACTAGTCGTTCAATGGCGAGGATGTTTTCCCCGTCATTCTTTGCTGTTGTTGCTGTGAGTGCTTTCCATGCTGTTGAAATCTTTGGTGCTGTGACGATTACCTTAGCGGGCTTTGACTTTGGAGCCTTTGTTGAAGTTGTCATTTGGGATACTTCCATTCTATGACCGAGGACATTCGCCTCATTTGGTCATGGCTTAATCGTAGCACCGATTGAGGATTTACAACACCACCAAAGGGACGGGACGGGGCGGGTGTCGGGACGACCCGACAGGGCTAGGCGGGGCGGGTTGAGCGTGAGCGCGTGGAGCGTGGCGAGCGTGGGGGAAGTTATGACCAGACACGCGGGGAGAATTGGTAAGGGTTGGGGTTGGGTCATGGTATAAGTCGCGGTCGCTTTACTCTTTGCCCTATCTAATTTATTTATTTATTCATGGGGGGATTTCATTTATTTATCCCGTCAGGGAGATAGTTACTCACTAACAATCTATCTATTACCCAACAATAACAGCAACGGAGTTGCATTATTCCACCCTTAGACCCTAGGGTGTATTGTTCTTGGTTCTTTTATATATATATAGTCAATCAATAATTTTCTGTTATATTTAATATCCCCCCTCAGAGTACCTAAGTACTCCTCGGAGCATGTGACCTACGTCACAGCGTAAGCGTAACATATACCAACTGTAAAAGATTTATTTTCTCTTTACTCTCTTTTTACCCGTTTGAACGGGTTATCTATAGTATATGATAAACATATACGGAGTCGCTCCGTTTAAGACTCCGCTCCTCCTATATATAAGATATAATCAAAAATAATTGATTCATTGGGACAATAATGCCGTTTAACCAATCCGTTAAATAGGCGTTTATAGGAGTATATTATGGGACGCAAATCAGGACCCCAATCGGTCCCTAAAGACGAGGCACAGGCTAAAGTACTAGCCCTACTAGAACAAGGTGCTACCGTCACTGCTGCTATGGCGGCCGTGGGTAGACAAGATACAGCCTTTCGTCAATGGTCTATGGCCGATGTCAACTTCAAGGAAAAGGCAGATAAAGCCCGCCTTGCAGGCAAGGGCATCAAGGCTGACTTAGATGAACTCAAGTCTATCCCCTTTCAGGACTTCTCTGAGCAGTTCCTAGATTCTAAACTCTTTGCTCACCAGTTAAACTGGATTGATATGATTGAGGGTAAGCCACCGCGCTGGATGCCCCAAGGTATGGTCTATGAACCTGGAGACCCCAACCGTGTACTTATTAACGTGCCACCTGAGCACGCCAAGTCCACCACGATTACGACTAACTACGTAACCCACAAGATTGTAACCAACCCTAACGCTCGAGTTATTATCGTCTCGAAGACGCAGGGTATGGCTCGTAAGTTCCTAGGCGCTATTAAAACGCGTCTTTCACACCCAGCCTACATGAAACTACAGACGGCCTTCGGCCCTAATGGTGGCTACAAGGCAGATGCTACACAATGGTCTGCCGACATGATTTACCTGGGAACAGGTCGGGACTCTGGAGAGAAGGACCCAACCGTACAAGCCCTAGGCTTTGGGTCTCAGATTTACGGAGCACGTGCCGACCTGATTATCCTTGACGACGTAGTGATGGGTTCTAACGCCCATGAGTGGGAAAAGCAGATTGAATGGCTGCAGAAGGAAGTTATCACTCGTCTAGGTAGACATGGCAAGTTAGTCATTGTGGGAACTCGCGTTTCCTCGATTGACCTATATAAGATGATTCGTGATGGCTCACAATGGACTGGTGGTAAGACACCCTTCACCTATTGTGCTATGCCAGCCGTACTAGAATTTGATGAAACGCCAGAGCAGTGGAAAACACTTTGGCCAGCAACTGACCAGCAGGAGAATGATTTAGATGACCAACTCGAAAATGGACTATACCCTAAGTGGGATGGCCCTTCTCTCTTCAAGAGGCGTTCTGAAGTCGCTCCGTCTGTTTGGGCTATGGTCTACCAACAAGAAGACGTTGAATCCGACTCTATCTTTTCACCAACAGCAGTTGCAGGATGTGTCAACGGTATGCGAAAGCGCGGACCTCTTAAATCAGAGACTGCAGGACACCCACGCAGAATTGAAGGCACCTATACAATCATAGGTCTTGACCCTGCTATGGCAGGTGCCACGGCGGCAGTCGTTGCTACTTATAATAAGGCTGATGGGCGCATCTATGTATTAGACTGCGTTAACATGACCGAGCCTACGCCTCGTAAGATTACAACCTTACTTGAGGAATGGATTATCAAGTACAAGCCACAGGAACTACGTATTGAGATTAACGCACACCAGAAGGCATACGTGCTTGATGATGTGCTTAACGAGTACTGCCAGGTTCATGGCGTGCAACTTAAGCCCCACTACACTAGCAAGAATAAGTGGGACTCCAACTTCGGTGTAGCCTCTATGGCTTCATTGTTTGGTACGATTCATGATAACAGATTTCAAGATAACAACTTAATCGAATTACCTTCTAACGAAGGCTCAGAAGGCTTAAAGACCTTGGTGCAGCAACTTATCACCTGGAAGCCTGATACACGAAACCCAACCGACTGCGTTATGGCGCTTTGGTTTGCTATCATTCGCATACGCGAGTTAATGCAACAGTCAGGTATTGGGGTGAAGTACCAGCAGAACAGGTGGGCCACACGGTCCCAACGTTCGAGTAGAGACTCCATCAACTTAGATGATGCCTACTCGGCGCAATGGAATGAAAACTACGGATAGGACTCAAATGGCATTATCAATGGAAGGTGTAGTACAAAAGGTTGAAGCCTTGCGTCTACGCCACAGTGCAAGAGATGCTCGTAACCTTGACGTCCTTGCAGTACGTAAGGGTAAGATTACAGAAGTATACCCTGACTTTTTTCCAGATGGTGTCGACACTAACGTAGTAGCCAACTTTATCGATGTGGTAGCACGTGACCTCTCTGAGGTTATGGCTCCACTTCCAGCGATTAACTGTTCAGCAGCAAACTCAGTCAATGACCGAGCACGTAGTTTTGCTGACAAGCGTACTCGCATTGCATCAAATTACTTCCAGCACTCAGACCTAGCAGTACAGATGTACTCAGGTGCTGACTGGTACATTACATATGGTTTCATCCCTTTCCTAATCGAATTGGATGAAGATAGCAAGTTGCCACGTATTCGCGTAGAAAACCCAGTTGGGGCTTACCCAGACTTTGACCGCTACGGACGCTGTGTGGCTTATGCTAAGAAGTATATCATGACACTAGGTGATGTGTGCTCCCAATTCCCTGAGTATGAAGTTCAACTGCTAGGCCGTCAAGGCTATAAGCAGAACATGAACTCTCCAATTGAATTGGTTCGCTACTATGACAAAGACCAGTCTGTTGTCTATGTTCCTGCAAAGGAAAATTTAGTTCTTTCATCTGCTAAGAATCCTCTTGGTAAGATGATGGTTGTCGTTGCACGTAAGCCATCTATTGATGGTGAACTGCGCGGACAATTCGACGACGTATTAGGTATCCAACTTCTCCGCAACCGTTTCGCCTTACTGGCAATGGAAGCAGCAGAGAAGAGTGTACAAGCACCTATCGTGCTACCAAACGACGTTCAAGAACTCCAGTTGGGTGGCGATGCGGTAATTCGTACCGCTAACCCTGCTGGTGTTCGTCGTGTAGAACTTACAATTCCTCAAGGCGCATTTACAGAGTCACAGTTACTTAACCAGGAACTTCGCACAGGTACTCGTTACCCAGAAGGTCGTACTGGAAACATTGACGCTACTGTTGTTACTGGACAGGGCGTACAGGCTCTCATGGGTGCATTCGATACCCAAGTTAAATCAGCGCAGGCAATCTTTGCCGCAGCACTACGCGATGTAATCGCAGTGTGTTTTGAAGTTGATGAAAAGATTTTCGCAGAGACTAAGACTATTCGTGGTGTTGACTCTGGTTCTCCATACGAAGTAGAGTACAAGCCATCTAAGGATATCAAGGGTGACTTTTCTGCAGACGTTCGTTATGGAATGTTGGCTGGTCTTAACCCAGCACAGGGACTTATCTTTATGCTACAGGCTCTTAGCGGTGGATTAATCTCCAAGGACATGGCAATGCGTGAACTTCCCTTCACTGTCAATGTTACGCAGGAACTTGAGAAGATTGAAGTTGAAGGATTGCGTGCATCGCTTCTTTCATCTATCAGTGCGATGACACAGGCAATTCCACAGATGGCAACATCTGGTGGAGATGTATCATCTATCATAACTAATATTGCTTCGGTAATTAAAGCACGTCAAAAGGGTCAAGCCCTTGAAGATGCTGTTAGCGATATATTCGCACCTAAGCAACCAGTTCCTCCTGTTGGAGCCCCAGTTTCTCCCGTTGAACAGCCGTCCCCTGTTCCAGGTGGCGCTCCAGCAGGAGGCGCTCCTTCTCCACAAGGTTTAGCCCCACAGGCTCCACCTCCAGATATTCAAACTATCCTTTCCACACTAAGTGGTAGCGGTAAGACAAGCGGACGAGTAACAACAAGGGGATAACATGACGACATTGGTCGCAATTCAAGGTGATGGTTGGTCCGTAATGGGCTGTGATTCACGTTTGAGTGACGACCACGGTCGTTTCCAAGTAAGCAAGACTCCCAAGATTGTAGACAACAACGGTGTTTTGATTGCTGGATGTGGTTCCTCTCGTACAAGTAATGTTTTGCATTACGGATATGTACAACCTAAGCCAACTCTTAAAGAGGACTTAGATGTATTTATGAGTACGAAGTTTATTCCAAGAATGCGTAAAGAGTTTATCGATGCTGGCATCGACATGAAAGAAGATGGGGACATCGCGCAAAATGAAGGTGGATTTCTTATCTCGATTAAGGGCCAAGTGTATTCGGTTTCTGATGACTACTCTTGGGATACCGATATTCGTAATGTATACGTTATGGGTAGCGGTGGGGATGTCGCCCTCGGTGCATTGGCAGCGTTGGGTGTGGAAAAAGTAAAGACTGTCAAAGAAGCAGAACGCATTATACGTAAAGCAATTGCTATCGCAATTCAATACGACAACATGTGCTCTGACCCAATTCATACATTTACACAATTTAAGTAGGAGACAAAATGCCAAAGGGCGGATATCGACCAACAGCACCACAGAACAACACTGGGGTATCTGCTACAGGTGGCGCAGGTTCTAAAGCGGGACAACCAAATCGCTATATGTCTGGCGGTCAATACGGAGAGGGCAAAGCAATGGCAGAACAGCAAGCGGGCGCACCAATGGCTGCAGCCCCAACAGGAACATCAGCATCACCAGCGGCAGCATCAGCACCTCCAATGCCACAGTTACCTTCAATTGGTTCACTTATGGACGAGAGTAATAACCCAGAAGAGCCAATCACAGCAGGTGTAGACTTCGGTCCTGGTCCTGGTTCAGATGCAATGCCTAGAGGCTTATCTGCTAACACACGTCCAGATGAGAATGCAGCACTAGTTGCACAGTACCTACCAGATTTGATTCAAGCAGCAAGTTACAAAGACGCACCAGATTCATTTAAGCGATT